TTCTAGCTCATACTCAAGTGCATGATGAGCTTGATATATCAGTTGACTCAAAAGAAACCTGTGAAAAAATTATAGAAATTATGGCAGAGTGTGTGCCGTTAGTTGTACCTAATAAGGTTGACGCTGAGGTAGGTGTCAGTTGGGGTGAAGCTATTACTGACTACAAGGAGTACTTTAATGAAAAGTAATAAAGATAGATTAAGAAAAAAATATTTTGAAATTTTTATGTTGTGTCTTAACTCTGAGTACACACTTGAAGAGATAGGAACTAAATACGGACTCACCAAACAAAGAGTTTGGCAAATAGTGCGGTTCAACGAAATAGGTAAAGGAGATTATTACGAAGGATATAGAAGATATACTCAAAAATATAATACTTTACTAAATGATACTACTCTTAGTACAATAGAACGTAATAGACTCATGAGAGATTGGCTGTCAAGCCATGATATTCGTCTCATAAGGAGTAAGAATGACACAAAAGTTATTGCATGAAACTACTTCTCTTCATGACTCCCCTTGCATTGGTATTTGTACTGTCACTCAGTGGGGCACTCGTACCTGTAAAGGATGTGGTAGGACTGCCACAGAGATTAGGGAATGGAATAGCTATTCAGAAGTCGAAAAGAAACTGATAGTTATTAGGTGTTGGGAAGACTACCTCCCCAGACAAAAAAGAGAGATGGTTAAAAAGTTTAAGAATAGTTAGATCATCCTTTAATCACTAGTAAATCTAAGTAAACTATAAGTACCTAGTAAATAGTTGCTAGGCATTTATAGGAGAAAATTATGGCTCATAATATTGAGACTATGGCTTACGCTGGGGAAGTACCTTGGCATGGGCTAGGTGTACAGGTCGGTAGCGACCTTACCCCAGAAGAAATGCTTAAACAAGCTAACCTTGATTGGTCAGTGAGTAAGCGTAATATATTCACATATAATAATGCAGACAGTGAACAAGCTGACGACCTTATTATGTCTGACGATCACTACATGCTAGTACGTGACAGTGATAATAGTATCTTAGGACCTTGTGGTAAAAGGTTCATACCCACTCAGAACGCTGAGGCTTTTACATTCTTTAAAAAGTTTACAGACGCTGGTGATATGAATATGCACACCGCTGGTTCTTTACGTGGTGGTAGGCAGATATGGGGGTTAGCTGAAATTAATGACGGCTTTACCTTAGCAGGTGATGACCGCATTGAGGGCTACTTACTAGTGTCCGTGTCCCATGAGTGGGGTAAGTCTAACGAGATTAGGTTTACGCCTGTCCGTGTGGTTTGTAATAATACTTTGTCTATGGCGTTAGCTGATAAAACTCAACCTGCTTTTAAAATGCCACATACTAAAGTATTTGATACTGAACTTATTATTTCTGCCGAGCAGGCTTTAGGGTTGGCCAGTGACCGCCTTGAAGAATACAAGCAGAGTGCTGAGTTCTTAAGTAGTAAAAAGTATGATGACAATACTGTAGTTAGTTATATTGCTGACCTACTACAACCTAAACTCGCCTTACAAGAAAAGATACGTTTAGAAAATAGTAAGTCAGATGACGTTGAACTTGTTGAGTCTAGACTTAGAACGTTAGAAGAGTTTCAACGTACTCCGCACAAGGTTTACGAGGCTCTTGAGCAACAGCCTGGAGCTAATATGGCTAGTTCTAAAGGTACGTGGTGGGGTGCGGTAAACGCTCTTACTTACGTAGTTGACCATAAGTGGGGTCATGACCGTGACGCTGCTATGCACAACGCTTGGTTTGGGGCTAGAGCTAGTCTTAAAAACCGTGCTATGACTAAAGCTATCGAATATGCCAAAGCAGCATAACGATATCGAATTTATATGCTTCACCGCTCCTGAGTATTCAAGGGCGGTGAAAGTTTACATGTCACAGTTACATACTATAAAACAGGGATATCCTTCTTTGGGTGACCCTGTTCGTATGGCACCTTCTATACCTGTTAAACAAGCTGTTGAAATCTACAACAAATTAGCTAAACGTAAAGTCAAAAATTTTACTGACGCAAAAGAAGCTCAACAAAGATTGTGGAACATGCTCTATAAGGTAGCTGTAACACCTGAGGAACAAGATATGAAACGTCAATATCAAACTAACGTAGATATTCCTAAACCCAATAATTATTGTAACGTGGTCAGTGCTCGTGACCCTTACGATACAAGTCAAAAACTAAAGCGTACTGATAAAGTTCCTATGTCTGCTAAAAATAAAGAGCGTATGAAACAATACGAAGGCATAAAAACTATACAGGATGTTTTAGATAAAGGCGTATTAAATCTTAACGATATCAAGTATGATATTAAACTGGGATATGTTAAGAAAGGCTGAAGACAACTACGAACTCCTTTGGGAAATGGTTTACCATAACCCAAAGGAAGTTAAAGGTACACCAGCACGACTTCTAGTGAAGGTAAATACAAAACACCCACTTGCACAAGATGAAGGTCTATACACTTGGATAGAAGAACATCGAGATCAAATAGCTCAAGCGGTACTTAGAGCAGTCAAAAATAAAACATCCGTATACAGATGTTTAAAAGTTTATAAAGTACCTTTTTATAGCGATCATAGCCTCTAAGCTTACGTAAACGCTCTGTAACGCTTTGATTTAATAAAGGCTACCTACCTATAGGGTTACTACATCAACGCCTTAAAACGCTTTAAAATTTTTATACATCTAGCCTATATTCTTAATACGATTTATATTAATATATAACCTATATATAGGAGAGACTTATGGAACCTAAAATTGATAAAAACATAGAACTACCCCCACCTAACTTTAAACTGAAGTGGAGTTTTCACAGGCTTGAAATTGGTGATAGTTTTGCCATACCTTTTGATGATGAAAAGGAAGTTATAAGACTACGCACTGCAGCCAGTGCATACAACCAAAGACACCGTGTTAAATTAACGACACGTACTGTTTATGAAGACGGTGATAAAATGTTAAGAGTTTGGAGAATACAATAATGGAAGATTTTTACAGCGACCCAAGAGTTATGACCTATGATGATTTAGTTAAAGCTAACGCTGAAGCTATCAAATTAGATTATAACAGAACGTTAATACTAGAGAACTTTTTTAAGACTGTAAAAGAGTTTGGTTATGACCCTAAAACTACTTTGTATCCAGCTCTGCCGTTAACCATTCATGAACATGCTCAGGGTAAAAAGGTAGACCCTCATGTACGGCTAAAAATTGTGGGACCTCTTTGTCCCAATGACACGTTAGTAGTTGAAGCAATGTTAGATTGTCCTATGCATATTTACCAAAAATTATCTGTGTATGATGTAGACAATCAAAAACTACACGCTATGAATTAAGCTATACTATGTCTATGTCTATAAAAACTATAGAGGAGTATTACAGAGAACAGGAATATGCTATTCCTTTTGAACTGTTATTGCTTAGTAAAAATAACGAAACTCAAGAAAAGTTTTTAGAACGTAGAAATAATAATATACGTTTATTGTTAGCATTTAGAGACCTGAATGAAAAAGAAAAAACTTACACCTAAACAAGAAAAATTTGCACAGAACGTCGCAAAAGGCATGTCGCAAAAAGACGCTGCTATTGACGCAGGGTACAGCGAGAAGAACGCTCTCAAAGCAGGGTACGTTTTAGCCTCTAAAGAAAACCCACACGTACAAGACAAAATAAAAGCTCTGCAAGAAAAAGCGAGTAAAAAAGTAGAACTAGATTTAGCTACTCATTTAACAGATTTAAAAGACATACGTGAAGGAGCTATGCGTAATGGAGCGTGGTCTGCTGCAGTTACTGCGGAAGTAGCTAGAGGTAAAGCTGCAGGACTGTACGTTAACCGCAGTGAGCTGACCGTCAACCGTGTAGACGTTATGTCAAAAGAAGAAGTTTTAGAGCGTATGAAACAACTTTATCACGAAACTGGTGGTATACTACCCACTGGCACCGTTATAGAACTAGAGAAAGAAGAAGCAGAACATGTCGAATATACACTACCTAAAGGGAGCACTTAAACACTTCAACCCAGAGTTTGATCACTGGGACGAACCTGTAGTACGTAAAACTAAGAACGGTATGGTTTACGGAAGACCATCACGTGGCTTTGGTGATTCACCCTTTGAGTACGCTGGTAAATTTATGGAACCTGAACCGTGGACTAATCACCGTTGTATGCTTAGTATAAAAAAATACTGTGAAAATTTAGCCTCTGCTGTGTACGACAAGGAGGTCAAATTTACGTTTTGCCTTTGTGGATATTACGGAACTAACGGAAAAGGTATACCTCACCATAGCGATACAGTACCGACTTTAGACGATATTGTGGTGTCTATTAGTTTCGGTGGTCCGAGAGTTTTTGCATGGCGTCAATAC